TTAAGACGTGCAGATTTAAATTGGATTAATTGGCGGGATGTTGTCAGTCTAACTGTAATAGCTGTACAAATTAATACTACGAGAAAAAACAATCAAATCACGTATATCAAAGAGCTGGAAATCTGGACGACTGGATGTTTTCAAGGAACTTTAGAAGAATTGAAAGATTCTATTGAGCAGACTCACGCTAGCAATGACTTTTTAAAACGTAGATACTATCGCGCGATTAATTATATTTTGACGGAAGCGGATTTTGAAGAGGATTTGGAGGAGGAAAACAATGAAATTTAAAAAAGGTAAAGCGAAGTTAGCGGAGAGAAACGAGGTGCAGACGTGAAAATATTAGACGCTTGTTGCGGTAGTCGGATGTTCTGGTTCGATCGCACAAATAAAAACGTCACTTTTATGGATAATCGAGAATTAGAAACGGAATTATGCGACGGTAGGAAATTAGTTGTAAAGCCTGATGTTGTAGCAGACTTTAGGAGTATGCCATTCGATACCAATACATTTCACTTAGTAGTTTTGGATCCACCGCATTTAGTGAAAGTTGGCGATAAATCATGGTTGGCCAAGAAGTATGGGAAGTTGGATTTGCTAACTTGGAGAGATGATATAAGTAAGGGTTTTGAAGAATGTATGCGAGTTTTGAAACCAAATGGCATATTAATTTTCAAATGGAACGAAGACCAAATAAAGCTAAGCGAGATTTTAAAGATAATTGATTTTGAACCGCTTTTCGGTAATAAGCGTTCTAAAACGCACTGGTTAGTTTTTATGAAGGAGGAACAAGCATGAGATTTAAGGAAGGCGAAAACGTACACGTAATTGTAGGCAATGAATTGTTAAGTGGTTGGTACAACGGTAAAGAGTTTGGAACAGGCAACTCTTTAGTGAAAGTTTCTAAGGACAAGATAATAGCTACTAAAGATTGTTTTATTGCAAAAGAAAAGGAACCAGAACTGGTAGTAGTTCCGCGATTTGCCGATGACTGGATAAATCACTGTGAACAAAGAGAATACGATTTAGCTTGTTTGTTAGATTATGGCAATGCAGGTATGCCTGATGAAATGTACGGATGGTTAATTTCATCAGCTGATAATCAAGAACTACTCGCCCGCGCGTGGATGGACGGCTACGAAGTCGAGAAAGAACCGCTTTATTATGTACAACTTATTGACCACGCAACTGGTTATCTAAATGTTCATTATGATAATCAGAAACTTGTAGGTAGTAATGATGAAGCAAGTGAGTATAAAACACAATTCACAGAATCAGAGATTAAAGCAATGAATAAAGGTGAAGCATACTGGTTACTTAAGGAACCTGTTGAGGAAGTGGAGGGTGAAGCATGAGAGAGATTGAGATTTACGGCAACATACACGAAAATCCGGATTTGTTGGAGGTGGCGGAATGAAACGAGTAAATGAACGACAAAAAGAAGAAATGAAAAAATTGGCAGATTTAATTATCGAAAACCCTGATTTACCAGTTGTTACGATGACGGATAACTTTGATGATAAGGGGACTAGCGTTTGGACAGCAGGCTGTTGCTGCGAAGTAAGTATTGATTACATTTATAGTCCTAAACAACGTGATTTACTTTCAGGTCCTAGAGATGATAGACCATATGTTAAAAGTTTTGATTATTATGAAGCAATAGAAGAAATGAGTGAAAGAATACATCCTCATGACGACACGAGTAGACCAGAGGAAATTTGGAATAGTCTTGATTGGATAAAAGTCATTTTAGTGTATTCGGGTCAATTAGAAAAAGTAGATGATGTCTATAAAGAACGTTGGGTGGCGGAATGAACGATAAAAAAGTAAGATTCTACGTTTCTACTGGTATGCACGGATCACTTGAAACAGAAACATTTCTTTTGAAAACGGACTTGAATATTGAGTTCGATATATTAACACTTGAACAATTAGAAAAAGAGATTACAGAGGCTTATGACGACTGGTTAGTAAATAATATTGACTCTGGTTGGTCTATCGAGAAAGAGGTGGCGGAATAAATGGGAGTGAGTATTGATTTATACAGTTATGATTATGAAGCGCTTTTGGAAGGCATTCAAAGCTATACAAAAGCGGAAAATACGGAAGTTATAAGAAAAATACTTCTAATAGGCGGAAATGTCGTAGGTGATAAATATATCATTTTAAACAATGAACTCTGGGAAGATAACAGTTCATATTACAACGTTCCGAACGCTTTAGAGCGTTTGTATAAAGTTGATGATGTCTTTGGAAAAATCTTCTGTACTTTTGATGATAGGTTCGGTAGAGAGACGCTAATTAATGGTTGTGATACCCCAGAAGAAATATTAGAAGAGGTGATGGAATGACGACATTTAAACCGAGAAACATCCTAAGTTGGCGCAGTGGATTACCTTATGATAATACGAGATTTTCACTGGGTAAATCACCAGAAGGTGGACAACATGGTGATGAATGGTACAACGGAAAAATGAATGTAAATGTAATCAGTATTGAGTACAAACTACCTGATTCATTTAGTGAATGTACAGGTAAATATATTATCAAACTGGAAGACGATAGGAGAATTGTTATCTCCGAAGAAATTCCGTCTTTTATTGAGGAGGTGGCGGAATGATGTGTGAGTATTGTAAGGATGACTCTATGATGAATAACGAGCCTTTGCTGAGTTTTGATGAAGAATATAAAGAAACAGGTGTCGTTAGACTAGACAGCAATGACAACTTAGGAGTTTTCAGCTACTACGGTTTAACAGCTAGGAATATCAATTACTGTCCAGTTTGTGGAAGGAGTTTGGAGGATGAAGAAAAATGAGTTTTAATAAACGTATCGTATACATGAATAAATACAATCAACGTGTCATGGTCAGAAGTGTAGGTATCGGCGACGAGCACGTCGAAATTACAGAAACAACTAACTCTGCCCTTGCCAAATATTTCACTAACAAGAATCATGCTTTGCGTATGTGCGGTTTAATAGACATAACTTTGGGTGTTAATACTAGGTTAGAAGACCGCAAACAGGTGTATATCATAACAAAGGTCAAGAGGGATTGTGACGAATATCTACGAGCTGTCGTGCCGCTTGTTGGTAATTTATCACCTGTAGCAAGTTGGACTAAAGATATAACCGACGCCATAAATTTCACTGATTTCGATAGTATTGCTGTGATGTGTAATTTCGTTGACTCACTTCGCGAAAACGACTATCAACCGAGATGCGGTCATCAGATGTTTTATAAATAGGAGGAACACGAATATGCAATTGGAGGTGAAAAATGACAAAACAAATCATCATTAACGAAGCAAACAGTTTACTTCACAGAAAAAGCAAAGAATTGAGTAAATCAATCATTAAAACACCAAAAGACCTAGAAAGATTCGCGATTGGTTTGGATAAATTATCGCAAGATATGTGGGACTATAAAAACGAATTGGAGGCGATCAAATGAGTATTTTTGCTGGCGATAAGGTAGAGGTGCAGGATAGAACTGGTGTAGCAGAATTATGTGTCGACGGAGAGCAGTTTCATGTTCTGATTAATAATAATGGTTTGCTTACTGTTGAAGATGAAGACGGATTTTCATCCTTTAATATACCAGCAACTCAAGTGAAAAAAGTGAAAGTGGATAGTGATGTTAAATTAATAAATGAGCTATATGACCAATCAGATTCTGTAAATTTATATATATATGATGTTGATAAAGATAAAGCTAAGTTGTTTGTATCTAATGTAAATAAGCCACGATTTGATGAAAGAAACAATGTGAAGTGGTATTCTGCATCAAAAGATAAAATAACCGCAACAGCATTTTTGAAAGGGGATGATTAAAATGTCAACATTATATTCAATTCAAGGGAAATATCAACAGTTGTTAAATCTAGCGGAGCAGCTTGATCCGGAACTATTAAAAGATACACTTGAAAGCATTGATGATGAATTAGAAACGAAAGCAGAGAATGTAGCATTTGTCATTAAAGAACTGGAAGGTCAATCACTTGTTTTAGAAACAGAAACGAAGCGTTTAGCTGAACGGAAAAATACTATTAATAATAATGTGAAGCGACTGAAACAGTCATTATTTGATGCAATGATAACTGCTAAAAAGCAAAAAATTAAAACAAACTTATTCACATTGGATATTCGGAAAAATCCGCCAAGTGTCATTGTAGAAGACGAAAGCAAACTACTGAACTATCTAATCGAACAACCTAAAAAATTAGATAAAACAAAATTAGGCGATGATTTGAAAAAAGGCATTGAGGTACCAGGTGCGAAAATTATTCAAACAGAAAGATTGCAAATAAGATAAGGAGGGATTTGGTTGGAATTTATTCAATCGGAAGAAATGAAGAGGTCAGAGTATTTTAATATTATGATTTATGCCAAACCAGGCGCAGGTAAAACAACTACAATTAAATACTTAAAAGGTAAAACATTAATGTTAGATTGCGATGGCACGTCAAAAGTTTTAAGTGGGTTGCCTGATATCACAATTGCAACATTGAATCCTCGTAATCCCGTGCAAGACATGGCAGATTTTTATGGATATGCAAAAACACACGCGGATGAATACGACAATGTAGTAATTGATAATTTGAGTCATTATCAAAAACTGTGGTTAATGTTCAATGGAAGAAATACTAAATCAGGGCAACCGGAGCTACAACATTATGGGATATTTGATACACATTTAATTGATATGATTTCCGTATTTAATAATTTACCAAACACAAATATAGTATATACAGCTTGGGAAAACACACGACAAATACAGATGGAAAGTGGACAGCTTTATAATCAATTTTTACCAGATATTAGAGAAAAGGTAGTTAATCACGTTATGGGAATTGTTCCTGTAGTCGCAAGATTAATAAGAAATCCTGAGACAGGTCAAAGAGGCTTCTTACTAACAGAAAACAATGGTAATTTTGCAAAAAACCAGCTAGATAACAGAGAGTTTGCTTTGCAAGAACACCTATTCCAAATTGGTGATGTTGATGTTAAAGCTTAGAGAATATCAAAAAGAAATTATAAATGATGTAAAGGGGGCTTTTTTACAGGGATATAACAGACCGTGCGTTGTTGCTCCCTGCGGTTAGGTGCTGGTAAATCGGTTATTTTAGCAGAGATTATTAGGCGAACCACAGAAAATAAAAATCATGTTTTATTCCTGGTACACAGGAAAGAATTGATTGATCAGATTCAAAATACACTCGAAGTGAGTGGGGTTGATATGAAACACGTCACTTTAGGAATGGTTCAGACCATTGTTAGACGGTTAGATCACACACCTCAACCAGAATTAATAGTCATTGATGAAAGCCATCACATCTTAGCGAACAGCTACAAAAAAATCATTGAATACTTTCATGAGGCACGAGTTATCGGATTTACGGCAACACCTGTCCGAATTAATGGCGGGGGATTAGGCGATATCAACGATACGTTGATTGAGAAAGTCAATGCCAAATGGTTGATTGAAAATAGCTTCTTATCACCTTATAAGTATTTTGCACCGGAAGTTATTCAAACAAGTAACTTAGACATCAAACGAACCGGGGAGTATGACATCACACAATTAGACGATCAGTTCAATCAACGAAAAGTATGGGGAGACGTGATCAAGCATTATCAAAAATTAGCCGACGGACAGCAAGCTATTCTTTACGCTTCTTCTCTCTATCAAAGCCAAAAAATGGCAGCTAGTTTTGAACAAGTGGGTATCACTGCAGCACATATTGATGGCAAAACACCAAAGGCGGAACGCGATCACATTATCCAACAGTTTCGAAATGGCGAGATTAAAGTGCTATGTAACTTAGATTTGATTGGCGAAGGATTCGATGTGCCAGACTGTTCTACTGTGATTATGTTACGCCCGACACAGTCTTTGTCTCTCTACATTCAGCAATCTATGCGTGGCATGCGTTACCGTCCAGAAAAAACGTCCATCATCATTGATCATGTAGGCAATGTAAGTCGGTTCGGACTACCGGATATGGAACGCACATGGACGTTAGAACCGAAAAAAGGAAGTAATAGCAAGAAAGCAGAAGCACCAGTGAAAATATGTCCCGATTGCTTTATGACAGTCTTATCCAGCAATAAGCAATGTGAGCATTGCGGGCATGAGTTTAAAGTGGAAGCAAAACCGATCCAAATCGACGACGCAGCAGAACTTCAAGAAATTACTGAACCAATATTTCAAGTGGACTACAGTAGTCCGAACGATTGTAAAAATATGAAAGAACTATATGAGTATGCGAAGCAGCATAACTATAAGCGAGGGTGGGCATACCACCAAGGAAAAGTAAGAGGATTTATCAAATAAAAAAATCGAAAGAAGGAATTTAATTATGTTTAAAGTAGATCATAAGGATGTTTTCACAAATGGAGTAGAAAATGGTACGTATGAGGTGGTTTTATACAACGCAAATGAAGATGCGACAAAAAACGGAGCGAAGTTCATTAATATTGATTTAATTATCCGTAATGATGTAAATCAAAAATTCCAGAATGCGCATATTTTTCACCGAGTATGGAAAGCAAAAGCAACAAATGAATATAGTCAAACAGCATTAAATACAATCGCTAAAGCAATCCAATTACCTAACGGCAAAGATTATAATACATTGGATGAATTATTAAAAGACCTGTTAACTAAGACATGCCAAGTTACTGTTAAAAATGAAGAGTCTGAGTATAATGGTCAAATTTATAAAAATTTAAATGTGAAAACGTGGGCTGAAAGTAAAATTACTGGACCATTACAACATGTATTTAAAAAGAAAGATGCTGAACCTATGCCAGAAATAAACGAGAGTAATCTACCGTTCTAAGCAATGAGAGGAGCGCACAAACGTGTATGAACAAATTCCGGACGAATTAAAAAAATTAAAACAATGGTGCGCTTTTCAACTTGTTTGGGATGAAGAGCGTGGCAAAAACAAAAAAATACCGATGAACGCAAACAACGGTTCATACGGTAATAGTGTAGACGAACGGACATGGGCAGATTTTGAAACTGCCCTTGATTCCCTCGAAAAATATCAATTTGATGGGTTAGGTTTTTACTTTAAGAAACCATATTTCGGTGTGGATATTGATGATATAAAGGATGAAATTGAAGATTACCTTTATGGTAATACAGAAAATATTGCTGGTGAATTTATTCAAACATTGTCTAGTTACACAGAATACAGTGTGAGTGGGACAGGAATTCATATTATTGCAAAAGGCAGTTTTCCGGAAGGTGGTCGGCGTAAAGGAAACATTGAAATGTACCCGGACGGTCGATTTTTCGTTATGACAGGTCAAGTAATTGATAACTACAGACAAGTCAATGAAGCGACAACGGCAATACAATATTTGCATACGAAATACATTGGGACTAATGAAGTAAGACAGACAAATAACCTTCGTTCAACTGTTGATTTACCTGTAAGTGATATTATTTACCGCGCAGAGCAAAGCAAACAGGGTTCGCAGTTTAAAACTCTCTTTGATGGTTTGTGGGATGGACTATATCCTTCGCAGTCCGAAGCAGACTTAGCTTTTACAAATATGCTGGCATTTTGGACAGGATGTAATGCAGAAAAAATGGATGAAATTTTCCGTTCAAGTGGATTGTATCGAACAAAATGGGACCAAAAACGTGGAGCGCAATTATATGGAGAAATGGTTATTAATAAAGCGATTGCCAATACGTCAGAGGTTTATCAACCAGGAAGTGATTTAGAAGGTTACTCGATCACTGTGAAAAATCAGAATCGAACTGCTCGAAAAGTATATGGTTTAGATGATACTGGAAATGCAGAACGTTTCCGTGATAAATTTCATGACATTGTTCGTTTTTCATACATTAACAAAGGATTCTATTTCTACGATTCGAAAGTTTGGAAATATGACAACATAGGCGCTGTAAAAACACTTGTCGATGATGTAATTAAAGATATGAAAAGCGAATTTGCTTACATGGATAATGAATCAGATGCAGAAAAAGCGTTCATGAAGCACTTAAAAGCAACTAGAAGCAATAAAGGAAAAACGAACATGTTGAAAGAAGCGCAACATTTAATGCCTGTTTTGCCTGATGAATTCGATCGCTACAAATATTTTTTGAACACACAAAACGGATATATCAATTTGCAAAATGGAGAACTTATCAATCATGACAGGCAAAAAATGTTTACAAAAATTAGCAACATCGAATATACAGATAAAATTGATGCGCCACTTTGGCAAGCGTTTTTAAAGGATATTTTTGCTGGTGATAAAGAGTTAATCGATTATATTCAAAAAGCAGTCGGTTATTCATTATCAGGATCCACGTCAGAGCAAGTCATGTTTATCCTTTTCGGCAATGGGCGAAATGGGAAATCGGTTTTTCTTGATATTATCAACGATATTTTTGGTTCCTATGCGACCAACATCCAGCCACAGACAATCATGGTCAAACAGCAGTCTAGTAATGCAAACAGTGATATTGCCCGTTTACATGGCGCCAGGTTCGTTACAACCACCGAACCAAATGAGGGTGTACGTTTAGATGAAGGACTAGTTAAACAGCTCACAGGTGGCGACAAGGTCACTGCACGACACTTGTATAAGGACGAATTCGAGTTTACACCCGAATTCAAAATCTGGATGGCAACCAACCATAAACCAATTATCCGAGGGAGAGACGATGGAATATGGCGAAGATTACACTTAGTACCGTTTACCGTGAAGATACCCGATGAAAAGGTAGACAAGCAGTTAAAGTATAAACTTCGAAGCGAACTCACTGGAATATTGAATTGGGCGGTTGAGGGCTTTCTTAAATGGCAACGAGAAGGTTTAGGAATGCCGAAAGCTGTCGAAAATGCTAGCTCTGAATATAAATCAGAAATGGATGTTATTACTGCATTTATTGAAGACTGTTGCGAAACAGGCGAGAACAAACAGATCAATGCTAAGACTCTCTACGAAACATATAGAGAGTGGGCAAAAGATAATGGACAGTATCTAATGAGCAGCACGAAGTTTGGGAAGGAAATGGGTTTGAAGTTTGAGAAGAAGAAAAGTAATTCTAAAAGAAATTATGTTGGAATAACACTTAATAATGAGTATTTCAAACTTAATTTGAATTTCTAAACAGGGCAGGTTTAGTTAAAACTTGCCCTCGCTTCTATCGGTTGCAGGAGAAAGGGTTTCAGCGTTTTTTAGTTTAAACAGGGCAGGTTTGACTGTTTTTCCCGAAACTTCTCTATAAAACTTTCCTAGTAATACTTTTCCTATTTTACTACTAACTTGCCCTGTTAATAAAAAAAGTATTAATAAAGTAAGTAATAGCAACGGGTTTCAAGCAGGGCAGGTTTGAACCAACTTGCCCTTAACCTGCCCTGACTTGCCCTGTTTTAGCTAATAATTTAGCACTTTTTAACCAACACATAACATACGTTCGTATTTTTGACCAAAGGAGTGATTAAATGACAGCAGAAATGGATATACAGAATTCTATACGTTTAGAACTTTCCCGCCATGGGCATTACGTTTTCCGTGCTAATGTTGGCAAAGTTAAATTACCAAATGGACGAATTTTTGATACAGGATTGCCAAAAGGATTTCCGGACTTGTTCGGATTCCGTGGATCAGACGGGAAAGCATTTTTTATTGAAGTGAAAAACGAGATAGGCAAGTTGCGAAAAGAACAGGAACATTTTCAGCAAGCTATGCAAATTACACCGGCCATCTGTGGAGTAGCAAGAAGTGCTGCAGAAGCCGTGCGAATTGTGGAGGAGGGGTAAAATGAAGCTAAGAGATATTACAAACAGTAAATGCGATGTTAGGGAGTATATGAATGTTGATTTTCCAGATTGGCTTTTAGAACAACTAAAGGACGAAATAGATTTTGATATTATTGAGGCGTTAAAAGAGTATGCCGTTATCTATGTGAAGCATAATGCGCTGGAAAAAGAAATAGAACCTTTTGATATTTATAAAAAAGTAGAGGAGGGGTAAAAAATGAAGAGCGACGATTAAAGATGTGATGAATTTAGAGACCAAGGCAGTCAAAATAAATGGGAAGACTGCAAGGATTTATCAGAAGTGTTAATTGTGCGGAATACGAGTAATATTCTGACAATTGGTTACAGAAAAATGTAACCCGAAGCAAAAAATGTAACCTCCCAAAATCGCATAGTACCAGTAGCAAGACACGTAAAAGTTACAAGTTACATTTTTTTCTTAATAAAAAGTATTATATTTAATTTATATTTAAGAACTGTATACGAAAATAAAAACTTTTTCGCCGTTTTTTTTTGTAACCTGTAAATGCGTTCTGGGATAGTAGGTTTGACGGTTACAGGTTACAAAATAGGTTTTGTAACCGAGTGATTTTGAAAACCGTGGAGAGATAACAATGTTCAGTCATATTCAAAAATTTATAAACAGATGGAAATTTAATCAAGGATGTACATTGAAGCTATGAGTCTTGATGCGACAATTCCATTAAACAAGGAGGAAAAACGAATGAAAATATATCACACAGAAACACAAGAAGATTACGATGCGTTACTGGAAAACTTGAAAAACGAGGGATGGACGTGGTTTTTTGGTGAGGCTATTACGTCATATAACTCGCAGCTTTGGGAACGGAATAAGCAAAATACTGTTGTGCATATAGAGGAAGAAGGAGTAAGTTGTGGGAGTCTTTCTTATGCTAAATATTTACACCCCAACATACCAATCGAAAAATACAAAGTGAAACAAGACGAAGTTGCAAAGTGGTTTGATAACACCGCAAATGCCATGAAAGCATTTGCATCCAATGGAGTATCTATGAAAAAACAAAATACTGACAACGTAAACAACCCATCACATTACACAGCAGGCGGTATTGAAACACTTGACTACATTAAAGCAAAAGTAAAGGATTATCCGTCATATGCTGTAGGAAACATACTTAAATATGTTTCAAGATACGAGCACAAGAATGGCATTGAGGATTTAAAGAAAGCGCAATTCTATTTGAATGATTTGATTGAATGGATGGAGAGTGATTGTAAATGAATCGGTTTGAAAAAGATAGATTAAGAAGAAAGGCAAAGAATATAATCGAGGCAATGCTGGTGTATTTACTATTGTGGCTTTTTAGTATAGTGATACCAATTATGGGTGTTTGGGCACATCTGATTTGGAGTAATTCATTTACGTTATTTATTAAAATTAGTACATTGACTATTTGGTCTATAGAAACGGTAGTCGTAGGGGCTTTACTTGTGAGTTCTTATATAACAGTTAAAAAGTATGTAAGTCAAATAGTCGCAGAAGACTAGCTAAGTTGAATGAGAGGAGAGTGATTGAATGTTTAAAACATTAAGTTCGTTTTATTTTTCTATGATTTTCATTACCGTATTATTGCGCGCTTTCGGCTTTCTTAGTCTTGCAGAAGCAGAATTTATTTTACTATTAATCATTTCTCTTGTCATGGTTGAGGAAATGAATGGGAGTCGTAAATGACAAGTGACTCTTCGCCTTTACAAGTATTGCTAAAATATAAAAAAATGGGGCTGGTTGACAATGGAGGAATATGTAAATATCAGTTTAGATAAATATGAAAGGTTAAAAATGTTTGAAAATGATAAATACGAAAAAGATGCTAAGGAATTTCTAAAAAAGTTTACTAACTTCACAACGATATTTGGAAATCAAAATAAAGAGTATTACACGGCGCATGTCAACAAGGAAGAACTGAAAAAACTAATTGAACAAAGACTAGGCAAAACGTGTGAGATAGAATTTTATTAGGAGAGTGATTAAATGTCAAAGCGATTACGACAAGCACATTATAAATTAATTGAAGATGAACTTCGTTACTATCATTCTACTAAAAAAGAAATGTTAGAGAAACGCGCAAATATTGTGATGGGATCTATGCATCAAGAATTTAGGGACGAGAATCAGGGGGGGAGCTCTTCTGGACAAATATCGAATGAAGTGGAGCAACGAGTTATGCTTTTACAAATGGATAGAGAGATACAAAGAATGTCCAATACTGTGAGAGCGATTGATACAGTGTTAAGTACCTTGTCTGATGAAGATAAGCAACTGGTACATTTCAGATATTGGGATAGAAGTAGACCGACTTGGACATGGATAGCTTGCAAGCTGAATATTAGCGAAAGTACAGCGAAACGAAAACGGAAAGAGATTATTTATAAAATTGCTGAAAGATTAGGATATTAAAAGTTGAGCCGTTTGTGACCCGTTTGACATGTTTTTACGTGATATTATTGTAGAGTAGAGAAGTGAATGGATTTACAAAATATATCATATATCGTGTCTGCACTTCACTTCTCGTATACTCGTGACGGAATAGGTAGACGTTAAGCCTGCATGATCTGGTATATCAAAGGGCTGATTACAACCAACTGTAAGGTGCAAATCCTTGCCGAGTATATATTAAACCGCACACACCTCTTGACAATGTGGAACGGGTCCTGTGTCTAGTGACGGAAATTCATTCCGGATTCGACTGGATGAAATACAAAGTATTGACGAATACTACCGTAGAAGTATTCAGGTCTCATAACTACGGATACATAGAACAATGAAGTCCAGTACGTTGCGTGCTGGGCTTTTTAAATGATTGAGGTGATAGTGATGAAATCATTGGCAAGCGGCTCTACAAATAATAGACAAGACTATTTAAGCATTCGTATACCAAACAAAGGTGATGTTCCTATTATAGAGTATGAAGGTGATGACTACGGACAATTGCCACATCAAGCCTTAGAATCACTTAGGTTGTTATGGGTAACAGATTCATACCTTGAAACTAAACCAACCGAAAGATTAAACTTAGACATTGTATATATTGATGTAGACAATGAAGGTTCAAGACTATGTATAAATGTTGGAGATTCATTATCTACTGAAAGTAATCTGGCTAAGATTGCAGAAATGAATAGTGAAGAGACTAGGTACTAATGCTAACACAAGCAGAACGTCATACATTCTACAAATCAAAGGCATGGGTAAGCATACGTAAAGAAGTATTAAAGCGTGATAACTATGAATGTCAAGAGTGTAAGAGGCAAGGCAAGGTGTTTACTGATTATCATGATCCAGACAAGCATAAAAGACTCGATGTGGACCATATCAAGGATTTAGAACATCATCCTGAACTTGCGCTTGATATAGATAATCTCACTACTCTGTGTATAAAGTGTCATAACAAAAAACATAATCGCTTTCAATTTAGAAGGAAAATAAATAAATGGGTGAATGATGAACGATGGTGACACCCCCCGGGTCAAAGGTTTGCTCTTTAATTTGGCTCTGGGGAACGGTGTGGGGGTCTTCTCCGCAGAAATATTAAAAAGTCTCATGAAGGAGGGAGGGTTGAAAGTGGAATATAACATAAAGAAATTGGAAAAAGAATTGTTATCAAATATTGATACTACTAGTCAGAAAGAACTCGAAAAAGTTAATCGTTATATTAATTTAATACGTATATATTACGAGTTAGACAAAAGCATTGAAGTGGATGGTGCTGTTGTTGTCACTGAAAACGGCTCGCAAAAATTCACGAAAACTAATCCAGCAATACAAGAAAAAAATCGAATCAACACTTCATTATTATCTATTGAACGTTCTTTTATATTCAAAGGCGAAAATGATAATCAAGATGGTAGTGACTTGATATGATATCAAATAAACACGTTGATAACTATATACAGTCGTATGAAAGTGGAAAAATACTACTCAATAAAGAGCGAATCGATCTAATAAATTACTTACAAAAACATGTTCTTAGTAGAGATGATATATATTTTGATGAGACACAAATAGAAAATTATATTGCTTTTAGTGAAAAATGGTACTTTCCTTTGGATAACTGGGAAAAGTTTATTGCACCATTTATTTTTTTATATTTTAAAGAAGACAATGAACTGTTTTATGAAGAGTTCTTTATAACACTTGGTCGCGGTGGCGGTAAGAACGGGTTTATAAGTACATTATCAAATTATTTTATAAGTCCGCTACATGGGATTAACAATTACGATGTTTCGGTAGTAGCGAATTCCGAAGACCAAGCGAAAGTTAGTTTTAAAGAAGTATTTAATACAATAGACGGAAATCCTAAATTGGAAGGCAGCTTTGACGCGTGGAAAGCACAGATTATTGGCAAAGGAACCAACAGTGTTTTTAAATTTCAAACGTCAAATGCAAAAACTAAAGATGGTGGTCGTGAAGGCTGTGTTATTTATGATGAAACACATGAATATGAAGATAGACAAATAATTGATGTATTCTCTGGAGGACTTGGCAAAGTCGCAAATCCCAGAGAATTTTTTATTGGCACTAATGGATTTGTAAGAGCGGGATTTTATGACAAGTTGGAAGAACGTAGTAAAGCAATTTTAAGTGGTGAAAATCTTAATGATCGCATGTTTCCTTTTATTTGTAAGCTAGATAATCCAGAGGAAGTCAAGAATGAAGATATGTGGGAAAAAGCAAATCCTGCTTTTGAAAAGCCATTAAGTCCTCGTTCTAAACGCTTACTAAATAAAGTTAGAAAACAATATGAAGCATTAACGAATAATCCAAGCGGCAGAGAAGCATTCATGACTAAACGAATGAACCTTCCAGAAGTAGACTTGGAAAAGGTAGTAGCACCGTGGGAAGATATTCTCGCAACTAACCGAGAAATGCCAGAACTCCAAAACCGAGCTTGTATTGGTGCGTTTGACTATGCAAGCGTTAAGGACTTTGCGGCTGTTGGATTGCTGTTTCGTGTAGGCGACGATTATATTTGGAAAACGCATTCCTTTGCTAGAAAAGGATATTTGGATATCGCAAACCTTAAACCACCCATTAAAGAATGGGAAAAACAGGGATTATTGACCATTGTAGATGAACCTACAATCGACCCTCGTCATGTGGTCAATTGGTTTGTTGAAATGCGAGAAACATATGGTATTCAAAAAGTAATTGGAGATAATTTCCGAATGGACCTGATGCGCCCGCTGTTTGAAGCAGAAGGATTCGAACTGGAGATTATTAGAAATCCACGTGCAGCTCATAGTTTGCTAGCTCCGCGAATTGAAACACTATTTGCTAATCATCGTATTGTGTTTGGAGATAATCCGTTAATGCGATGGTATACAAATAATGTTGCAGTGAAAATCAAACCGGATGGGAATAAAGAGTATCTTAAAAAAGACGAGCATAGACGTAAAACTGATGGATTTCAGGCTTTTGTCCATGCTCTTTGGCGTGCGGATGAAATAGAAGATATTGATGTAGAAGAGGTATTGAACATGCTTAACGCGATTGCGTTTTAAGCTGAATAACTATAGACCTAAATGTTTGGATATGGTGGAAAGTGCATACTTTCCTGCTAGTTCTGCAGTTACTAACAGCGAAGCAGAAGCAACTTTGTCAGCTATTTGTTTTACTTTTTTCCATGATTCATTGTCTCTGATATTATCTAAAAATAGATGACCTTGCCAGGTAATGGATTCTATTGAAACATCGTATTTAGAACCCGACTGTATGAAAGTTCTAGTTGTTAAGAAACCAGCTTCGCTTAACTTTTCTATACAGTAGTTTACGTCATCTGAACCAAATTGCTTGTGTGCATTAAAGTCTAACAATTGATTATAGGCTAAATATCCACCATAAGGCATTCTTTCTTCTATATCTAGCATAACTTGACGAACGCAGTCTTGATTTAAACGCAATATAATCACCTCCCTATTTTAAGGTGATTATAGCACAAGGAGGTGATAAATTGGGACTCTTTACAGAACTGTTTAAAAGAAACAAAGAAATTGAGTGGATGTGGGATTTAGACTTTTTAGAGGACAAAACTACAAAAGTATATTTAAAGAAAATGGCTTTAAATACATGTGTAAAACATATCGCGAGAACCATTGCAAAATCTGATTTTAGGTTAAAAAATGGAGAAATTAGCGTGCGGGATAAATTGTATTATAAGTTAAACATTCGTCCAAATACAGATATGAGTTCAAGCTCATTTTGGGAGAAAGTGATTTATAAGCTAATTTATGATAATGAGTGCTTAATTGTCCTTTCAGATACAGACGATTTTTTAATTGCTGATAGTTATGTGAGAAACGAGTTTGCGTTATTTCCAGACATTTTCGAAGGAGTTACAGTGAAAAATTATTGTTACGAGCGAAAGTTCAGCATGGATGATGTTATTTTCTTAGAATATGGAAATGAACGATTGTCGGCATTCACAGATGGGATGTTCGAGGATTATGGAGAGTTGTTTGGAAAAATGATTCGCGCACAAATGCGCAACTTTCAAATTCGTGGAGCTGTCAACTTCAAAATGGCAGGCGTTGCAGATAAAGATAAACAAATAAAGCTACAAGAATACATTGACAAAGTCTACGCCTCGTTTAGCAACAACGAAATTGCGATTGTTCCTCAATTGGAAGGCTTCAATTATGAAGAATTTGGAACAACAAGCGTGAATAATAGTCAAAGTTTTGATGAAGTTAAAAAGTTACGTAAAGAAATGATTGATTATGTGGCAAGTATTCTCGGCATTCCTTCTTCTTTATTGCATGGTGACATGGCAGACTTGAGTAACAATATGAAAGCTTATATGGAATATTGTATTGATCCACTCACTAAAAAACTAGAAGACGAATTAAACGCTAAATTATTTACTTCTAGCGAGTTTTTAGCAGGTGAACATATCAAAATCATACACAAAAAAGACATTATAGAAAATGCAGAAGCTGTAGATAAGTTGGTTGCTTCTGGTTCATTTAATCGTAATGAAGTTCGAGAATTATTGGGCGCTGAACGAGTAGATAATCCGGAATTAGATAAATATTTAATTACTAAAAACTATCAGTCAGCTGATGAAGGAGGTGAGAATGAATGAAGTTGGAGATTAAAGGAACGATTATTTCAAATAATCAAAAATGGATTTATGACATGCTTGATATGGAAAGTACTAGCCCAAGAGACATCGTTTTACCAGAAAACAATGAATCGATTGATGTGATTATCAATTCTGGCGGTGGTGATGTATATGCTGGTAGTGAAATTTATACTACATTGAAAGGATATAACGGAACTGTAAATGTGAAAGTTGTAGGTATAGCTGCTAGTGCGGCTTCGGTCATTGCGATGGCAGGAGATAAAGTGGAAATTAGTCCCACAGCCCAAATTATGGTGCATAATGTCGCTTCCGGAGTATTTGGTGATTATCGAGATCTTGAACATGAAGCAAAGGTTTCAAAAGGTTTCAATGTATCTGTGGCAAATGCTTACATGGACAAGACTGGAAAGAACATGGACGAACTATTAAACCTTATGGGCGAAACTACTTGGTTTAACGCACAACAAGCAGTAGAAGCTGGCTTTGCTGATGAAGTAATGTTTTCTAATGAAAAAGCACCGCAGTTAGTTGCCAGTCTCTCGCCGGTAATCCCACAGGATGCAATTGAAAAAATCATAAATAATATAAAACCGCCGCAGTTAGATATCGATGCAATTGTAGGAAAAGTAATAAACCAATTAGAACAAACAAATACTAAAGAAGAGAAACCACGAAAGGAAAATAAAAATCCTTTCAAACGGTTTCTTTTTTAATACCCAAAAATAGGAGGAAATAGATTATGACTATCAAATTAAAAAACAACCTTGTAAATTACGAGGAAAAACGAACAGCTTTTGTCAATACTGTTAAAAACGAAGAGACACAAGAAATTCAAAACAAGGCTTATGTGGAAATGGTAGATGCAATGGCTGCTGATATTATGGATCAAGCCAAAAAAGAAGCGCGTCAAGAGGCGGACCAGTATATTTCAGCTAGCCGAACAGACAAAAATATCACGAATGAAGAAATTAAATTCTTCAATGATATTAATAAAGAAGTTGGTTACAAAGAAGAAACATTGCTACCACAAACAGTCGTGGATGAAATTTTTGAAGATCTAACAACTGAACATCCTTTCCTTGCATCTATTGGAATGCGTACAACCGGTTTACGTACTAAGTTCTTAAAATCCGAAACTAGTGGTCTTGCTGTATGGGGCAAAATCTTTGGTGAAATCAAAGGACAATTGGATGCTACATTCAGTGAAGAAGAATCTATTCAGAATAAATTAACCGCTTTTGTAGTAGTTCCTAAAGACCTTGAAAATTTTGGACCTGTATGGGTGAAACGTTTTGTAGTTACTCAAATTGAAGAAGCGTTCGCAGTGGCGTTAGAAAGCGCGTTTATTATTGGTGATGGTAAAGATAAACCTGTTGGTCTAACTCGCAAAGTTGGAAAAGGCACTAACGTAGTAGATGGTGTATATCCAGAAAAAGTTGCATCTGGAACACTGACATTTGCTAGCTCTAAGGTAACTGTTAATGAATTAACAGATGTATATAAATATCATTCCGTAAAAGAAAATGGCAAGCCACTAAATGTAGCTGGTGAAGTTACGTTACTAGTCAATCCTACAGATGCTTGGGACGTTAAAAAACAGTACACAAGCTTAAATGCAAACGGTGTGTATGTGACTGCTTTGCCTTACAATTTAAATATCATTGAATCATTATTCGTTCCAGAAAAGAAAGCTATTTCTTATGTTGCAAAACGTTATGATGCACTTGTTGGTGGAGCATTGAATATTTCTACTTTTGACCAAACGCTTGCATTTGAAGATCTTAACTTATATGCTGCAAAACAATTTGCGTATGGTAAAGCCAAAGACGAAAAAGCTGCCGCTGTGTGGACATTAAATATCAAACCAACAGATCAAACTCCGGAAGGGTGATTGTAAATGGCTAAATTTGAAGTATTAAAGAAATTCAAAGACAAAGAAACAAAAGAAGTATATGAAAAAGGAACTGAAATTGAATTGACTGTAAAACGTGCAGATGAAGTCGCTGACAATTTGGGAGCTTCTTTTTTAAAACGATTGGATGAACCAAAAAAAGATAAAAAAAAGTAGGTGCTGTACATGGAAGTATCAGATGACCTTCTTAAAAAATTTAAAGAGCGTATGCACATTTCTCACAATAGCGAAGATAGCAATTTAAAAGAGTTGCTATCTTTTTCTATTGCTGATTTACAAGAAAAATGCGGGCTGTTTAATGTAGATGAACATGTTAGGGCAAGAGAATTGGTCATTGATCGTACTAGATATGCGTATAATGATTCGATAGAATTCTTCAACGAAAACTTTCAATCACAAATAACTAGCTTAGGCTTCTCTCTCTATGCAGATGAAAGTGGTGAATCTGATGAAGTTTCAGTTTAAACCTCAAAAAGTTCAGAGTGGCGATTTACGTACTCCGGTTGTTTTTTTTGAATATCAGCCGGTAAGTGGTCCTTCACCAGGTGAAATAGAAAAGATTACTCTTTTCGAATGTTTTGCAGAAGTTTATAAACCATCCATGAAAGATTTAGAAATTTTACATGGCACGGGAACAAAAGAAGCTGTCACAATTAATATTCGAGACACTAAAGGTGAATATACAGTTAGTAACAAACATTATGTAGAAATATTAGATTATCGCTATTTGGGCAAAAGATTTAATGTGATTGATGTTAGCCCAGACTTGCAAAGTAATAGCTTTGTAAATGTGCTTCTGGGGGTTCAAACATGAGTGTAGAAGTTACTGGAGTAGAAGAGTTGGAAAGACAGTTAGTTAGTATATTTGGACGAGAAAACTTGCCACAATTAGTAGACCCTGCTTTAATTGCAGGCGCAGCCCTTGTTGCAAAAACGCTTAAAAGTGAATTTGTTCAATTTAAAGACACAGGTGCATCGATTGATGAGATTAATATAGAAAAACCTTCGTATGACAATGGGGTAAGAAGTATAAAGATTGACTGGAAAGGTCCTAAAGACAGGTACAAAATAATTCATCTCAACGAGTATGGTTATACAAGGAATGGTAAAAAAATCACACCAGCCGGAACAGGTAGTGTTGCCAGGTCACTAAGAATATCTGAAAGAGCTTATAGGGCAATTGTACAGAAGAAAATAGGTGATAAATTATGATTGATATTTTGAACATCATATATACGACATTAAGTAAAAACGATATCATTCACACTACTTGCGAAGAGAGAATAAAATATTATGATTTTCCAAGCACGGGTGATTCTAACAAAACTTTCTTGTTAATCATTCCTTTAGATGTTCCAGTACCAACAAATTTTTCTAGTAACGAGGCTGTGTGGGAAGATTTTTTAGTACAAATCGATGTACAATCTGACAATAGATTAATTGTTAAACAAATACAAGAAGAAGTTAGAAAAGAAATGAAACGAATAGGTTTTGGGCAACTCGCTGGTGGATTGGATGAATATTTCCCAGAAACAGGGCGGTTTGTAGATGCACGAAAATACAGTGGATTGCCATACAAGCTATATCAATAAAAATAATAGGAGTGAAATAAATGATTACAACAATCGGATTTGAAAAAGCGACTTTCGGTATTTTTGATGAAAAAGATGAAAAAGTAACAAAAAAAGTAGAAGTAAATGGTAAGAATAAAAAAGGTGGTACGGTCGAAGCGGATATTTCTGGTCTTGATGCAGAGGCTATTAAAGTTTTTGCATCCAATGGTCCGTACTACATTTCCAAAAAAGGTTCTGGTGATGTTAAGCAAACGATTAGTATTATGGAACTACCTTTCGAATTAGGACAAGAGTTATTAGGTCGTCAAAAGAACGCAGATGGTATTGTAACTGTTGGGAAAAACACTAATCCACCATACGCTTCATGCGTGATGGAAAGTGAAACATTGCGAGGGGAACCGGTATTCTTTGCTTTACTAAAAGGGAAATATGGACAAGATGACGTTAAATTAAACACATCTGAGGATAAACCAAAGGAACCAGAGGCAACTAGTCTCACTGGCGAATTTGTTTATAATGACGCTGGGGACGTTTTTGCTATGGCTGTGGGCGAAGAATTCCGAGATAAAATTTATAAAATGGCTTTTCCTGGCTTTGTTGAAACACCAGTAGTACCCGAAGGATAAAATATTTTAAGAGTAGGTGAAATCCTACTCTTTTTTTGTTGACCAAAATCATAAAAAAGGTGGAGAAAATAGTGATTAAACTAGAAATATTTAATAAAAAAGAAAAAAAGAAAGAGCTGTATGAGAGAGAAGATACATCTGTAATTGAATTAGAAGAATATTGGAAACTACAAGAAAAAATTAGAGAATACATCAATACTTCTGATGATCCAAAGAAAACGACAATTTTGGAAATGCAATTAAAATTTATTGTGAAATTATTTGATGATGAAAACATTACAATAGATTTTCTTAAAAAAAATATTCCTTCGAAGAAATTAAACGATACATTGGTGTCTGTCTTTCGGGAGATTTCACCAGATGAGTACGAGGATGAAGATGGTGGAGATGAGGAAGCAAAGTAATAACGCTTACCGAGTTTTTGTCCGATCTCGATGCAATTAGGCGTTACTGCATGAAAGAGTATGGCTGGACAATTCGAGAAACAGATAATCAAGAGTATAAGAAGTTATGTCGTCTGATAATCGAAAAAGAAGAAGCAAAATCAGAAAACAACAAAGTTTCACTTGTTGACTTTGTATCACAATATCAAGATGTCAATTGAGGAAGGGGGTAAATAATGAATAAACTTCAAGGATTGTCGATTAACCTAGACCTAGATGCTACTAGAGTGGACGAGGGAATGAAAGGGTTGAAGCGGACCCTCGGCTCTGTGAACAGCGAAATGAAAGCGAATCTTTCGGCATTTGGAAAGGGAGAAAAAACTTTATCTCGTTATGAAACAGAGCTAGATGGTCTTAATAAAAAGTTATCTGTTCAAAGCAAAATGGTTTCTCAAACTAAAAACGATTTTAAAGATTTAGAAAAACGAAATGCTTCTTTAAATGGAGAGTTGAAAGAGTCTAATAAAACGTTAACTGAGTCAAAAAAACGTTATGAGCAGCTCTCTAAATCTGGTAATGCAACTGAAAAAGAATTAAAAGAAGCAGAAAAAGAAGTCAATTCAAATCAAAAAGCATACAACAAACTTAACAAAGAATTACAACAAATGCCAAAAGCTTTAGCAGCAGGGGAAAAAGCAGTAAATAATGAAGTTGCAAATTACAATAATTTGCAAAGGAAGATTGATACTACCACAGAATCTTATAAGAAATTCAAGAGAGAGCAAGCTGTTAAAAGCTCACCGTGGGGAGCAGTGACTCAAGATTTAGACAAGTATCAAAAAAAGTTAAATGAGACAGGAGATAAACTTGTTGCTTTCGGTAAAAAAGGCAGTTTGTACATGGCTCCAGTTGCGCTTGGTTTAGGTTTCGCTACAAAAAAAGCGGCAGACTTTGAGCAACAAATGTCGAATACTTTATCTGTCATGTCTCCTAGTGAGGTAAATGAATATAAAGATGCTTTAAGAGAACTTGCTATTCAACAAGGTACGGATACGAAATACTCCGCATTAGAAGCCGCACAGGCACAAGAAGAGCTTTTAAAGGCAGGTCTTTCAGTTAAAGATGTTATAAATGGCGGATTGTCTGGAGCGCTTTCATTAGCAACAGCGGGTGAGTTAGATTTAGCTTCAGCGGCAGAAATTGCAGCTACAGTTTTAAATGCGTTCAAGGATGATAATTTAAGCGTGGCGGATGCGGCAAACATTCTAGCTGGTGCAGCAAATGCTTCTGCCACAGGTGTAGAAGAAATGAAGATGTCTTTACAACAAGTTTCTGCTGTTGCCAGTGGTGTTGGTCTCTCATTTGACGATACATCAACAATGTTAGCAGTATTTGCGCATAATGGTTTAAAAGGTTCTGATGCAGGTACCTCTCTAAAAACGATGCTACAAAGGTTGCATCCTACAACAAAAGCGGCATGGCAACAATTTGATGCTCTTGGGTTAAGCATTGTGGACAATGAAACTGCTATGAAAGTATTGCAAGAGAATGGTGTTAAACCACTCTCGAATGATACAGACAAATTAATGGGACAAATTCAAGATTTAGCTAAAAGTTTGGCAGGTCCAGAGGCAAGTGCTTCTAAAGTGAACAAAGAATTTGAAGAATTGACCGTTTCCACTGGCGCAGTCCACTCCGCGTTTTACGATACAAACGGGGAATTAAAATCAGCAGAAGAAATATCTGGTCTATTGCAAAGTAGTCTAAAAGATTTGAACTCCGAACAGCGTAGTGCGGCGCTAGGTGCTATGTTTGGCTCCGATGCAGTTCGTGCTGGGAATATTGCTTATCGTGAAGGCGCGGATGGAATAAAGAAAATGCGCACTGAAATGGGAAAAGTAACTGCTGATGATGTAGCTAAAATGAAAATGGATAATCTGAAAGGTACTATTGAAGAAATTTCTGGTGCAATTGAAACCTTTGCTATAAGTATCGGAACATCATTGACTCCGGTATTACGTGGTCTAGGAAAGTACATTCAAAAAGCAGCAGATTGGTTCAATGGATTGAATGATAGTACTAAAACGGTTATCTCTACAGCTGGAGTAGTTGCAGTTGCAATACCAGTTGCTGGATTAGCTTTTGGATTTATTGCCAAAGGAGCCGCCGCCGCTATCTCACCTGTAAAGAAATTAACAGCCGCGTTAGCAGAAAACTCTGTTGCTGCTGGAACTAATGCAGCGACTACGCAACTTGCTGGAAACGCTTTGCCGGTAGCAGGAGGAAAAGGTAAAGGTTTCTTAGGTAAAGCTGGCTCGTTTTTTAAAGGAAGCAAAGGAACAAAAGCGCTATCTACGGCTGATATGGCTGGTGATATTGCGAGTTATAGCAAATTCGGAAAAATTGGGGCTGGTTTGAAAGGTATTGGAAAGGCACTACCTGGGCTAGGAATTGCATTATCTGCAACACAACTTATTGGTATTAATAAAAAAAATGCAGGGGATAAAGCTGGTAGTGCTGGCGGAAGTTTAGCGGGAGGCGCAGCTGGTGCGGCAATCGGAACAGCAATTGCTCCTGGAATCGGAACCGCGATAGGTGCGGCAATTGGAGGCATAGCGGGAACGAAATTTGGTCAGGCATTCGGTAAGAAAGTTCAAAAAGAATTTCCAGAATATCAACAGAAATTTGTAGATATGTGGGATGGATTGTCAGATTCTGCTAAAAAACATCCTATACTATTAGCACCTGTTAATCAAATCAATGATCAAATAAAAATAGCTAAGGTTGGGTATGCGGAAATTAAAAAGGCATTTTCCAATCCTTTAAAAACAGATGTATCTGGAAAAGGTATTAGCAAAGATACAGCAAAAAATGTAAATTCTTATAAAACTATGTCTCAAAACGCAATCTCTGAATTAAAGTATTTGGAAATGTCCGGGGATGTAATCACTAAATCAGCATCTGCTAAAATCAGCAAAAACTACAATGGTATGGTTGCACTTGTAGAAAAGTCATTTGAGAAGACTAAGAATAGCACAGATAAGAATTTAAATACATTGTCTAAAAATAGCATGTTATCTAAGGCTGATGTTAAAGCCGTTAAAGAGAAACAAGCAAAGATTCAAAAGCTATCGTTAGACGAAGTGAAGAAAAACAATGAAAAAATCCAGAAATTAAATAAAGACATGGCAGCCAAAAATGCAGATATTACTAAAAAGGAAAAAGCAGATATAAAAGCTATTAACGACAAAGCGGCAAAAGAAGGCAGAGTTTTAACCGCTTCAGAGGAACAGCAAATTACGAGCATCAAACGTAATGCTGCAAATCAACGAAAAGCTAGTAATCAAAGTTATAGCAATCAAATTCAAACAATTGCTAAAAAACAAGAAACAGCAGTGGTTAGTTCTTTGAGTAAGTCTGCAAAAGAGCAAAAATTAATTTTAGGAAAACTGAAAGACAGTAGTGGGAAATTAAGTACAGAACAAGCTTCAAAAGTGGTTAGCGAATCGAAGAGAGCAAAAGATGAAGCAGTAAAAGAAGCTAACAAGAAATATAAGGATGTAGTTGCTGCTGCTGACAAAGAATACTATGTAAATGGAACTATTACGAAAAAGCAACATGATGATATTGTAAAAAAAGCAAAAAGCCAAAAAAACAAATCAGTAAGTGAAGCAAAAAAAATGCATAATGGCGTTGTTGATCAAGCAAAAAAACAAGCCTCTGGTCACCTGAAACAAGTAGATTGGGAAACTGGAGAGTCTTTGTCCAAATGGGATAACTTCAAAGCAGGTTTAGCTAAAGTAATTAACTCTGTCACAGGTGGAATAAATAAAGTATTAAAATTCTTTAGTTTACCTACCATCGAGCCATGGAAACCAGCAGGTTACAACAATAACACTAAAACTTCAAAATCATCTAGCAAAAAAAGAACGTCGTATGGTAGTCAACTTGCAATGGATTATACAGGTTCTAACAATGCATCTGGACAAATCATGGCTGGTGAAGAAGGTTTTGAAATTGCCTACAATAAGCGTCAAGCTCAAGCACAAATTTTAGGTGCAAATGGCGCAGAAATTACACATGTTGCACCAGGTACTAAAATTTTGAATCATGCAGATTCGAAAAAAGTCATGCAAGGCGGACTTGGTAAAACATTGCCTGGCTTTGCGAATGGGAATTCATCCATTAATGATTTTTTAAGTGACGCATGGGATGGAACAAAAGCTGTAGCTGGGAAAGTAGTTGATTTTTCTAAAAAAGCATTCGATTGGGCAGCGCATCCTATCAAAAATTTAAATAAACTTTTTGGTGGTTTATCTGCAGGCGTGAAAATGGGGAACGATGGAAATTTAGGTTCCGATGTGCTGAACTATTTGAAAAACAGTATCGGTTCACCTCTAGAAAAAATGCTGTCTGGTTTTAAAGAAACGGCGCCAGTGGCAGGACCGGCTGGGAAAGGTGCTTCTGCTTGGTCTAGTGTAATTAAAAAGGCTGCTCTTGCAATGAAAGTTGATTTATCCGGAGGAGAATTAAAAGGTATCATTGCACAAATTCATCGTGAATCTGGCGGGAATGAAAAGATTACTCAGTCATCTGCTGTTGTGGATGTTAATACACTATCAGGTAATCCAGCTAAAGGATTGCTTCAATATATCCCACAAACATTCAATGCGTATAGAATGAAAGGGCATAACAATATATTTTCTGGTTATGACCAGTTACTAGCTTTCTTCAACAACTCATCGTGGAGAAACGATTTACCTTATGGTAAACGAGGTTGGGGACCACGAGGGCATCGTCGATTTGCTAATGGTGGTTTTGTAAACAAAAATGAAATGATAGAAGTTGCTGAGAACAATAAGCCGGAAGTAGTCATACCGCTTACTCGGAAAAATCGAGCAGTTCAATTAATCAAAAAAACAAAAGAAATCATTGGAATAAACGATGGAGGAAGTGTTGTTGTCAATAGTCCTGACAACTCTGAAATGGTATTACTGCTTCAACAACAGAACCAGATTTTAATGCAACTACTTCAAAAAAATAGCGATGTGTATCTGGATGTCGATAAAGTTGGGAAGTTGGTAGAAGCTGTAATTACAAAAACGCAGAACAATCGTATAAGTCGTAAAGACCGAGTACAGGGGGTTAGAACAACGTGGCAAAAATAGGATTTACGTATGCCGGAATTCATAGTAACGACATTCCAGCAGTTGTTAATAGTATTAAAAGAAATGCAATCAATATCTCTGAGAATATGCAAGAAGTACCTGCCAAAATTGGTGGGTACTTTTTTGGGAATTCCGTCGGTACTAGAAGCTTTGACATTAATATTACGCTTATGGGGAAATCGGAAACTGAACGAGTAGAAATAGCACACGATCTTAATAACTTAATCATCCAAACTAATAGTTTTGAAAGCGAAATAATCTTTGATGATGAACCAGAATGGATTTATTACGGTCATTTTGCCCAAATGGCAGAGTTAACAGAATTACAGACAGATAATTATACAACAACCATTACATTTATATGTAGTGATCCACGTGGGTATGGAGAACAACAAGAAATTAGTTTACCAGAAAGCCCGGCTATAATCGAGGTGGCGGGTTCACAATCAACAAGTCCAATTATTCATGCGATAGCAACCGACGATTTAACTAGTCTATCATTTGCAACAGATGATGATTATATATTTCTAGGGGCTGATATTGACCCCGATACAGGACAAACAGCTGTGAAAATGTATGAGAACGTGTTGTCCGATAGAGCAAATGACATGACTTTGTGGGATGGTATTGGGCAAAGTAATATTACTTGGGAGCTAGAAAATGGTAAGCCTGCGAAAACAAGTTCATTTAAACAAACTATAAACACCATTCGTGTAAATTCCTATGGTGAAAAAACAGAAACCGCGCCTTACAAATCATGGAGAGGTCCTGTAATGAAACGAATGTTGACGTCAGAATTAGACAATTGGAAAGTCACCGCTCGATTGGCAAATATTACTCAAAAATATCCACGCGCTAGAACAAAAATAGAATTGTATTTATTAGACAAAGATAGCAAACGCATTGGTAAATTTATGATTAAAGATGCCCAAAATGGGAGAGCTATGAATTTGGGACTAGAGATTGGGAGAACAACGAAAGATAGATACCTTTTTGCTGCAACTGAGGGGAAAGTAGTTAAGAAAAAGAATACGAAAGTGGTTTATTCAAAAAAAGTACAACAAACAGTGAAGTATACAGAAAAAGGTAAAACAAAGACTAAGCAAGTTTGGAAAACAATAAACACGACGTATGAAGTCGGAAATAACTATAATGAATTTTCAGATGCGTACTTTAATCTATCTATTGAAAAGCGTGGACAGTTGTTTATTGCGGAAATAGTTAAATTGAACGACAAAGGTAGTCAAGCTTGGAAACGAACCTACAAATGGAAAGACTCAAATAACAAATTTGCTACTAAGTTAGCAGGCATCGGAATTTACATGGCCAAAATGGATATTCCAGAAGATTTTAATAATCAAACTTACAAAGACAATGATGTTGTTTTTTGCGACTTGGTTGTACAAAAAGTTAATCCAGAAGCAGATGTTAAAAATAATCCAGAGGTTATTATCCATAAAGGTGATGAGATTATGATTGATTGTGAAGCTGGGGTCATAATGAAAAACGGTTCAGTGTTCATGGAAAATTTAGCAATTGGAAGTTCATTTCCTTCGTTTTTTGGTGGCTATCAAACTCCAGTGGCTTTCAGCGAAGGAGCGGAGTGGTCCATAGAATACAGACCGACGACATATTAGGAGAGGTATAGAATGTTAACAATTCTAAATAGACAAAGAACAACTGTAGGCGTGTTATCTAATGACATGCCTTTTTCGTGTCCTTTTTGGGATGATGAGAGAAATGAGAAGCTTGAAAACTTTGATGACACATACACTGTTACCATCCCCGCAGAACATGAAATGGCTGAACATATTCACGAAGGTAATTATATTTTGTTTGAAGACGAACAAGCTAAGTTACGATTATTTCGTATTTATGAATCTGAAAACGGGTTAAATATGCAAGGACGATACATCAAAGCAACAGCAGAAAATGCATTTATTTATGATTTAAATGCAACTATTATATCCAATAAATTACTGACTGATATAAGAGCTGATATGGCGCTTGAATATATTTTGCAACAGACAGGATGGTCAATTGGTAAGAGAGAATTTGTTGGACAAATACGTACTATTGAATTTGCAGACAATATAACGGCTCAAGCTGGATTACAACAAGTTATTGCAGAATATAAAGCAGAAATTGATGCTTACGTGGAGAGCTTTGGCGGTCAAATCATTAATTATAAATTTGATTTAGTTGAAGAGCGAGGCAACAATACTGCGAAACGATTTGAGTACGCAAGAGACATTCAAGGTCTTAAACGAATCACAACTGATAAAACGATGTACACTGCTCTTATCCCGCTTGGTAAAGATAGTTTAACAATTAAATCAGTGAATAATGGTTTAAATTATATTTATGATGATGAAGCGAACTGGCTGTACAACGATGGCAGAGAATATTTAAAAGGGGTCATAACAAAAGATACAATAACAAACGCGCAAGCTTTAAAAGATTGGGCGCTACTAGAGCTTGAAAAAGTTAAACATCCTTTATCCACATATGAGGTAGACGTGATATTACTAGCAGAGATGTTAGGCTATGAGCCACACCAAGTCACACTTGGAGACACAGTAAGAGTAGTCGACTTGGACATGGATATAACTTTATCTGCAAGAATCATAGAAAAGACAACTTCTTTTAGTGATCCGTCTAAAAACAAGGTTGTTCTTGGTGATTATATCGAATTGGAAAACGTCACACCACTGGCTATTTGGGAACTTCAAGCGCAAATTGAAGAAGCTAAAAAACAAATAGAAGAAACGAAGACGTGGAAAGTAGAACTGTTTAGTACAAATGGTTCTACTTTTAAAAATAATGCTGGAACAACACAACTCATTGCAAGAGTATATGATGGGAAACTAAATATTACGACCAACATAGAACGTGGCGATTTTATCTGGGAGAAAATAAACAATGACGGTACACATGATTTAGCTTGGGAAAATGAACATGCAGGAGCTGGTAATGTTGTTAATATCTCTGGAGAAGACGTTTTTATCAATGCAACTATTAGATGCTCGGTTAATCAAGGAAGTGAAGCTAGTATTCTTATGATTAATGAAGGGCAAGGTTACCTGTTTGCAGAACTGCCACGTGAATTTCCCGCGGGGGTAGAAGTGAATTTATCGGTTATGCAATGTGCGCAAATAGATGTGCAAAATGGCTATATTTACTGGTCACAAGAATATTACGGAAGTAAAAAAAGTAAAGTCGGTGGGCAACAATCTTATAACATTTATAGAACTACACTCGATGGTACTTTTGTCGATATGATGTGGGTTCTCGGTGGAGGACATGGAACAATGTTTGGTGTGGACACTTCGTCCGGTGAAGCACATATCTGGTCTTATTATGTAACACCATTGCCACAGGCAGAGAAGGCGATAGCAATGTTTAAATATGTCCCTTTCAAAGAACAGTTTTATGACGACTCAATGGCATTTAAACTTGAAGCACCTGACGGATTCCGCGTGACATACGACCAAACAAGCGAATACGTAGTTATGAGTCCAGGCGTTTCAAATTTAACAATTAATGTTTGTAAAAAGTCTGATTTATTTGCCGGGAGAATAGCCCCTCTGTATACATTTCGGACAAAAGATTGCGGATTTACAACTACTTTATATACATTGCAAGGAATGCATGTAATGTTTCCATATGCGTATTTGTCAGCAGGAGGGAGTTTTACAGGCACTGATAAAAACCAACTTTGGTGCTGGAATATGGTAAGCAATAGTTTAGTTTATCATCATGTTTTTCAACAAAAATACTATCCTGCACAAGGCTCAACTAATGAGTGCGAAGGGGCTTATCCATTTCTTGATGCAAATGGAAAGAGAATGATGCAATTAAATTTAGGGCAAGGTGATGGAGGTAAAAGATATAACCGAATTTATGTTATGCCCGAAGAAAGGATGATGGATGATGACAATTAGAGCAGCTGCAGAAATAACACTAACGGATATTAATGATGCAATAGTAGCTGGTGAAGCGCCGTTAAACCCAACCACCGACTTATTGTGGATGGATAGTAGTGCCTCACCCAATGTGCTACGAAGATGGGATGGAGAAAAATGGGTCAGTCAAACATTGAATATCAAAGAGGCTGACCCGGAAACTAGTCAAAAAATAGATGAAGCGATAACGACTGCTAATAACGCATTAGTAGAATCAAGTACTAATCATAAACCAGTTTTTGATAAAGCACAGCCAAGTAAGCCACTAAAAGGAGACACTTGGTTTAAAATAGATGAAATCACTAAAACGATAATCGGTGTTTTCTCTTTCAATGGAGAAAGTTGGGAAGAGTTGCCCTTGGATTATAATGCTCTAAGGATAGGCAAACTTTCAGCTATTACGGCAGAACTCGGAGACGTCAAAAGCGGAAGTATCACAGGTACTGAATTTATTCATAATATAAATTACAAAGATAGTGATGATAACCTATACACAGGTGTTGTGAAAATGAACGATGACGGGTTCAATTCAACTTCCTATTTGCCTACAGGTATCGGCTCAACAGTTTTAGAGAGCATCACAAGCACGTTGGGAGGATATAAAGTAGCTCAAAAACTAATTGATGCAAATGGAGAGAGTAGTTTAGGAAGCTCTATTTTGACCGGGAAATCTCTACAGTTTAATGAGAGTGGAAACATTAAGCTTTCTATTGATGCAGATTCGTTTTATACAACACCATGGCAAGATTTAATATTAAACTCTGGATATTCAACAGCGGAAGGGAATACTCCTCAATTTAGAATTATTTGCATCTTCGGTATTAGAATCGCCTTTTTCAGAGGACAAGTACAAAAATCAACCGCATGGACCTCTACAAATAACGCTTTTGCGTCTGTTCCTTTTGAAGTTCAAACAACAAAAACAGCGATGGCTTATGCACCGACAAACAAGTCAAGCGGCGGCCGAGTGCATGCATCATCTAGTAACGCGATGGGATTTATACCTGCGGATACAAGTATTACGTATTTCGCGTTAAATCAATTATTTTATATTTTAGATTGAAGCCGAATAGGCTTTTTTTATGTCAAAAACAGATGGGATGATGAAAATTGGCACTGGGGAGTATATCAATAGCAGGGATGAGCGTAGGCGAGTTAATAGCGTTAATCAGCCTAATAGCCGCTATTGTGGGTTTTGTGATTAGGTGGGCGCTAGTCGCACCTTTGAGAAACATGATTGATTCGCTTGACATTACATTAAATAGTCTGAGAGAAGAAATGTCAGAAAGCAAAAAAGACCGCATCAGCTTAAGAGAGAAGCAAAACGATCATGATAAAGAAATCGCTTTATTGAAGCGGGAGGATAAAGCAATTTGGAAGTATATAGCGAAAACTGAGAAGGAGGAAAAATAATGAAAATTAACTGGAAAGTACGATTCAAAAACAAAACATGGGTGATTGCGATGATAGCAGCGGTTTTCTTTATTATTCAAGCTGTGTTGCTTGTTTTTAACGTGACATGGGATTATAACGAGTTGTTAAAACAACTGATTACAGTTATTACTGGTGTATTTGCGGCATGGGGTTTAATTATTGACCCTACGACTGCGGGTAGCAAGGACAGCGCTCAAGCGCAAGAATATACAGAACCACGAAAGGATGATAAATAATGACAAGTTATTATTATAGTAGAAGTTTAGCAAATGTAAATAAATTAGCGGATAACACCAAAGTGGCGGCGAGAAAACTTCTCGACTGGGCGGAAAATAGCGGCATTGAAGTATTAATCTACGAAACAATTAGAACGAAAGAGCAACAATCCGCTAATGTCGCGAGCGGAGCGTCTCAAACAATGCGTTCTTATCATTTAGTAGGACAAGCGCTAGATTTCGTCATGGCGAAAGGTAAAACTGTTAATTGGGGTGGTTATCGCTCAGCAAATGCGAAAAAATTTATTGCAAAAGCGAAAGCATTAGGATTCACTTGGGGTGGTGATTGGGACGGTTTTGTTGACAATCCGCACTTGCAATTTGAATACAAAGGCTATGGAACAGATACTTTTGGTAAAGGGGCTAGTGCAAATGTTCCAGCTAAGCCAAATACGCAAAGTAATAGCAGCTTGGGATTAGTTGATTACATGAATATGAATAAACTAGATTCAAGCTTTGCGAATCGTAAAAAACTAGCAACAAGTTACGGAATTAAAAACTACAGCGGAACAGCAACGCAGAACACAACATTATTAGCGAAGTTAAAAGCAGGAAAACCACACACACCAGCAAGCAAAAACACATACTACACAGAAAATCCTAAAAAAATCAAAACACTAGTACAATGTGATCTATACAATTCAGTAGACTTTACGGAGAAGCATAAAACAGGCGGAACATATCCGGCAGGCACTATCTTCACGATTACAGGAATGGCTAAAACAAAGGGCGGGACACCTCGCTTGAAGACGAAGAGCGGTTACTATCTCACTGCTAACACGAAGTTTGTTAAAAAGATTTAGTTTGTTGCCCTCGCTTTTTGCGGGGTTTTTTTGTTTTATAAACAAGATACTATTAGTTTGAAGTTTAATAATTGCCCTTTTATATAAAAAGGCAATTTAAATTTGATAAAAAGGTTGAAAAACTAAGCTTGCATACATTTTAGGTGCAGGCTCTTATGGCCCTTTTGGGTATTTAAGTTTCTCTAATTGGTGTAATAGAGAGAAGTATTGTAAATATTTTCTTCTGGATCATCAAAGGAAATTCAAGTTCAGATTACGTGAAAAAGTACGTTTGTCAAATTATGGAGAAATTAAAGACAACCAAACGGTAGAGGTAAAACTTGAAGCTTCTGCCAAAGCTGCCAAAAAATCTACACGCAAGAAAGGCAATAAGGTAAAGTATGATGGTTATGTGGATCGCGATGGTTTTATTTGGATTGGGATTCATACAAAATACGGCACTCGATACTATGTAAAGGCTCGTAATTCAAAAACAGGCAAGGCACTAGGAACGTTTAAATAACCAAAAAGCCCACTCTCGGTTGAGGGTGGGATAATTGTAGTTGTAAATGTACAGCTAGTAGTATAAAATCTATTAGAGACAAAGACTGTTAGTACAATAGAAAACGTTCTTTGTAGGAGGTTTGAAAATGAATGAAAAAACAGTAACGGATCAATGGGTCAGAAGGGAAATTGAGAAGCTAAACATTCCTTATGAAGAGCAAACTTCTAGTAATCCAGAAATCCGAAAAGCTCTAAAAGGGGCAAGTAAGCAAAATGGTAAGGGTGTAGGTAAACCAGAATTCATCTTTTTTTCAAATGGAAGATTAATTATTATTGAAGATAAGCTTGATTCTAGTCGATTAATTAAACCAGATCAAGGTGAAATAGATTTAACTTATCCGTCTACCAATTTATATGCTGTAAATGGTGCGGTTCATTATGCGAAACATATCGTAGAAAAAACAATACTTTTTGACGAAGTGATAGCAATTGGTATTTCTGGTAATAGAGAAATACAACCAATATTTGTTTACAAAAAGGAAAATAAGATTAGTATAAAAAAACTGAACAAATTACATAACCTATCAAGTTTTGCTCCTGATAAAATAGACGAATGGTATAGAGTTAATATTTTAGGCGAATTAACAAAAGAACAAAAAGAAATAATTGAATTGCAGGCTATCGCAAGTGAAATTCATGAAGATTTAAGGAACTATGGATCACTAGAAGGAGAAAATAAAGCAACCGTTGTGTCTGCTATATTGCTGGCCTTGCAAGACGATACGCAGGATTTATCAAAATCTTTAAAAGGAAGAACGGAAATTGAAAGTAGAGATGGCGATTTAATTTTAAGCGCTATAAATCGGTACCTCCAAAGAGTTAGACCAATTAGTAATGCAGAGCGCTGGAACGAGAAAATTAGCATTTTGAAAAACAAGTTTTCTTTTATTAAGACGAATCCATATCTTAACTCTGAAAATGCTTATTTAGGATGTACACCACTAAAATATTTCTTGATAAAACTAAAAGATAAAATTTTAGATCACTTTGATAAAAATACAGAATTTGATATATTGGGTCATTTTTATGGGGAATTTGTGAAATATGGTGGAAGCGATGGAAACCCCTTAGGAATAGTACTTACCCCTAGACACATAACGTCACTAATGGCAGAATTAATTGATATACGACCAAATGATAAAGTGTTAGACCCTGCATGTGGATCCGGGGCATTTCTAATTTCTGCAATGAATCGAATGCTTAATAATGCTGTAAGTGAAGAACAAAAAAATAGTATCAAGCAAAATCAACTTTTTGGAATAGAATTACAAGAAAAGTTATTTACTGTTGCGACAACTAATATGATTCTTCGCGGAGATGGAAAAAGTAATTTACAGCTTGCAGATATGTTTACGAAGTCTGGTAAAGAGATGCAAGATAAAGGAATTAATAAAATACTTTTTAATCCGCCTTACAGTCAGGCAAAGACTAAAGAACTAAGTCATCTAAGCGAGTTGAGCTTCATAAATCATGCGTTAGATATGTTGGTTGAAGAAGGGAAATTAGCGGTTATTGTACCTCAATCAACCATGATTGGTAAAACCAAAAAAGATAAAGAGTTTAAAAAAGAAATATTAAATAAGCATACCTTAGAATATGTCATTACACTAAATAAAAATACGTTTTATGGCATAGGAGTTAATCCATGTATAGCTGTATTTACAGCTCAAATTCCTCATCCTGAACGCAAACACGTGAGATTTTTTAATTTTGAAGATGACGGTTATGTTTTAAAGAAACACCTTGGACTTACTCCAGACGGAACTCTCCCAGAGGAAAAACGAAGATACTTATTAGATAATATCAAAGGTGATATTTATGATATGCAAAATGAATTTGTCATAAAATCAACAATAACTGCTGAAGATGAATGGTTGCACAGCTATTTTTACTTTAATGATAGTATTCCTGAACCAGAGGAGTTTGCTAGAACTGTACAGGACTATTTAGCTTTTAAATTTGATCAAACGATCCACGGAAGAGGCTATTTATTTGAGGATAATGAGGATGACATCTCAAAAAAATAGATCCCACTCTACCAAGCTTAGATAAGGTAGAGTGGGGAGAATTTAATACTCATGAAATTTTTGATATTCAAAATTCTAAACCTTATCACAAAAATGATTTGACTGAAAGTCAAAAAAGAGGAATTCCATACGTGACTAGGACATCTAGAAACAATGGATTAGAATGTCTAGTTCTACCAGATGATAATTTTTTTAGCTGTCCTAAAAATGTTGTTACATTTGGTGCAGAGTCCGTTTGTTTTTTTTCACAACCATATGAATTCATTACTGGTAATAAAATGTATTATTGCATTAGAAAAAATAGCACTGACTTGTCTATTGAACAATGCCTATTCTTACAAGTAGCATTTACAAGTTCTTTAGAAGGGACCGAATACGGATATGGGATAGGCTTGACTGGAACAAGATTATCTAAACGTAAAATCTATTTACCTCTATCAGATGACAAAATACCTAACTGGAAATATATGGAACAATATATTATAAATATAATGGCTGAAATCAGAGTCCCTAAGATAATACCAGTTGGCAACAGCGAAATTAATATAACACAAAAAAAATATAAATCATTTGCGATAGGAAATTTATTTAAAATAAAAAGAGGTAATTCTGGAGCAAAGAATACGCTCAAGCCAGGAAAGACACTTTTAATAGCTGCTCGAAAAATTCAAAATGGATTTGATAGTTTTGTAGAAAAGAGGAATTCTTCAACGGTGTTTTCAAATGCAATAGCTATTAATAATAATGGTGATGGAGGAGCTGGAATCGCTCATTATCATCCTTACGAATTTGTAGCAACCCAAGATGTTACGGTGTTAATTTCAAAAAATGAAATAGGGAAATTAAGTAAATTATATATTGCGCAAGCGATTACAAATCAAAGAAAAAATATGAGTTTTGGTTTCGGAAATAAATTAAATTCTAAAAAATTAGAAAAACTTCAAATCATGCTCCCTGTCACTGATGAAGGAACACCAGATTGGCAATTCATGGAAGACTATATTCGTTCTATTCCAAATTCTCATTTAATCTAACCCACCATTCGGTGGGCTTTTTTTATGCAAAAAAACACGCTAAACATAAGCTTAGCGCATTTGTTATATCAATTCGTTTTTCTTTGCTTTATTGCAATTTCTAGTTCTTCCAAGTCTTCTAAAGTGGCTTTTTTCTTAATAAAAGATCGCGCAGCTGAACGGCTTTTTAAATAATTTGCATGTTCTTTGTTTTTTTCTTGCCATGCCTTGTTTGCTTTCAACTGCGCATCAGAGGTCGTTTTTTTCGTCATAATTAATCACTTCCTATTTTTTATTAAATACACTAAACAAGCTAATGTAGTCAGTATAGCAATGATAGTTAATGCTGTGTTCTGAAAGTAACTAGCGAGTCCGTTAACACAGATAACAATTAATATAATCCAGATATATTTATTCATAATTTGTGAAAGGCATGTTATAATTTAATAGAGGGAGGGGAATTTCACCCCTCTGAATTTACTTGTCCTTGTTTTTATCTTTCTTGCGTAATGTTATCAGCGCTACTGCAAGAGTGATAATTTCGAGGACTGTTTTTATTTCCTCCAACACATCTTTCACTGTCTCAACTCCTTTCTATACTTATATTATAATACATGTATTATAAAAAGTCAAACATTATTTTATTTTAATCCTATTTACCGCTTGCTTTAGAGAACATTTGTTCGTATAATGTTAGCAAGAGGTGAAGTAAATGTATAACTTATTTGATGATATTTTAGAACATTCAATAGTATTAGCAGATGCACTTAAGCGTAACTGGTCGATAGAAGTACTGTTTTTAAAGAACAATCATCACATGCGATACAAGTATGTCGTGCCTGTCCACATTGATAACGAAAAACATATTGTACAGCTTGAACGCTTTGATGAACGAATAATTGACATTAATATAGAAGATATTATTAGTTGTGAGATTATGTCATGAGAAAATATAGCTTTAATGATTTTAGATACATCTGCTATATTGAGGGAAAGAAGAACGCTGTTGAAAAGTTGTTCGCAGAGTTGCTTGAAATAAAAAAGTTAAAAGCTTTTTGTAGAAAAGTAGACAAGAAAGATATAGATTTAAAAACTATTTATCAAGAGTATTTATTTCAATGTAAAAACAAATAATATTTACAAACACATAAAACGTTTGTGGTGTTTTTTGTGGTATATATAACAAAAAGGGCTTTATATCAGTGTATGTTAATCCCTCCGAGGGCATAATGAAAAAACATCTTACAACTGGCAAAAACCATTGTGTAAGATGTTTTTTCAT